AGTTGGAGCTCAAGGTGATGCAGGTAATAAGGGTAGTAAAGGAAATACTGGTAACCAAGGTGTTAAAGGAAATACAGGCCTCGCAGGTAATAAGGGTTCTACTGGCTCAGGTGGTAGAACGGGTATTAAAGGGAATACAGGCCTCGCAGGTAATAAAGGTAATACGGGTGCAACGGGCTTACAAGGTCTAAAAGGTGCAAAAGGTAATTCGGGCGATAAAGGTTCTAAAGGAAATACTGGCGCAGTAGGTTTACAAGGTGCAATTGGAGCTCAAGGTGATGCAGGTAATAAAGGTGCTACTGGCTCAACTGGTAGAACAGGTGTAAAAGGTAATACTGGCGATGCAGGTAACAAAGGTAATACAGGCGCAGTAGGTTTACAAGGTCTAAAAGGTAATACAGGCCTCGCAGGTGATAAAGGTGCTAAAGGAGATACTGGTAACCAAGGTGATAAAGGTACTAAGGGTAATGCAGGTAATAAAGGTGCTACTGGCTCAGGTGGTAGAACAGGTGTAAAAGGTAATACGGGTGTTGCCGGAAACAAAGGTAATACAGGCGCAGTAGGTTTACAAGGTCTAAAAGGTAAAACAGGTAACTCAGGCGATAAGGGTTCTAAAGGAAATACTGGTAATCAAGGTCTACTTGGTGCTCAAGGTGCTGCAGGTAATAAAGGTGTTACTGGCTCAGGTGGTAGAACAGGTGTAAAAGGTGCAACAGGTCCTCAAGGTGATGCAGGTAATAAAGGAAATACTGGTAACCAAGGTGTTAAAGGAAATAAAGGTAATACCGGCCTCGCAGGTAATAAAGGTGCAAAAGGTAACCAAGGTAATCAAGGTGCAGTTGGAGCTCAAGGTGATGCAGGTAATAAAGGTGCAACTGGTTCAAGTGGTCGTACTGGTGTAAAAGGTAATACAGGCGTAGCAGGTGATAAAGGTAATACGGGTGCAACGGGCTTACAAGGTGCAGTTGGAGCTCAAGGTGATGCAGGTGATAAGGGTTCTAAAGGTAATACAGGAAACCAAGGTGCAGTTGGAGCTCAAGGTGATGCAGGTAATAAAGGTGCAACTGGCTCTGGCGGTAGAACGGGTATTAAAGGGAATACAGGCCTCGCAGGTGATAAAGGTAATACAGGCGCAGTAGGTTTACAAGGTCTAAAAGGTAAAACAGGTAATTCAGGCGATAAAGGTTCTAAAGGTACAACAGGTGGTGGTGGTGTTCAAGGTGCTCAAGGTAATGCAGGTAATAAAGGTGCAACTGGCTCAGGTGGTCGTACTGGCGTTAAAGGTAATACGGGTGTTCAAGGTGTAAAAGGTGTAATTGGTGCTCAAGGGGCTTCGATGAGTGGTTTAGGATATTTTGAAGTTCAAGGTGGTATACTAACATTTAAACCAAATGGATGGTCTTCAGGTGATGATGTCTATATCATAAGGTCTGTACATAGTGGTAGCTTTTACTAAATTATTTTTCATATTTATATACAAACATTAAAAAAGTTATGAGAGCAAATTTTGGATTCGATAGAAACCCTCATAGATGGGATGTAAATTTCACAGATTATTATTGGTTCGCAGATGGGTTTGATTCAACTGAATTAAGTCAAATAGAACAAATGACCAAACTCCTTCCATTTGAAGATGCAGCAACAGGTGAAGGTGAATCATCAAAAAAATCAGATTATAGAAAATCAAGAGTAAAATGGTGTCCTCAAAATCAAGAATGGGGATGGGTTTATGAAAAACTTCACAATATGATTGTAGAATCAAATCAAAAAATGTGGAAGTTTGATTTATCTACTATGAATGAATCAATTCAATATACTGAATATTACGGAAGTCAAGAAGGTGGGTATGATTGGCATATGGATTGTGGTATAGAGATACAAAATCAAAGAAAAATATCAGTAACAGTACAACTTTCAGATTCAAATGAATACGAAGGTGGTGACTTACAATTTAATATTGGAAAAGAATTGACTGCACCTTCTAAAAAAGGAGCAGCGATTATATTTCCTTCATTTTATTTACATAGAGTAACTCCCGTAACAAGTGGTATACGAAAATCATTTGTTTTATGGGTTGGTGGTGAACCTTACAGATAAGATATGCAAAAGACTACTTTACCAACGGCATTAGTATATGGTTGGAAACGATTTGGTAAATACGAATTAACATCCGACATCTATCACGAAGAAGATTTATTCGAAAATGTTGTAATTTATTCATACAGAGATGCTAAAAATTGGAAATCACATTTATCCAAACATAAAGCTGATATTATTTATGTAATAGGTGAAATTCCATCGGAATTACAAAATGTAACCGATGATATTGTAAAATCTAAGATAGTTAATGCAGAAGAAATTTATCCTGATAATGTAATAGCGAATGATGTAGTTTGTCAGTCAACTTTTTGGTCATGTGAATCAAATAGAGTTTATAGTAATGAAGATTCACCACTATTATCAGTATTCACTCCAACATATAAAACTGAAAATAGAATATTTAGAACATACAAATCTCTATTAGAACAAACATATCAGAATTGGGAGTGGGTTGTGGTAGATGATTCACCAGAAGACCATCATTTAACTTGGCAAATGATAAATCATATAGCTAAATTAGATTATAGGGTAAAACCATATAGAATATCACCAATATCAGGTGGAAATGTTGGTGAGGCTAAACATAGAGCGGCAATGTTATGTAATGGTGAGTGGTTATTTGAATTAGACCACGATGATTGGTTAATATCAACTTGTTTAGAAGATGTTCTTGATGCAAGTAAGAAACATACAGATGCTGGATTTATTTATACAGATGTAACTGAAGTTGAAAAGGATAATTCACCGAGAATATATGGTTACATAGGTGATGATTGGTATGGTCATTCTGAGAATGGATTTGTATGGGGTTACGCAGGTCATACTTGGCAAGAGATTGATGATAAAGAGTGGTTAGTACATCATTATCCTGAAATAAATCCAAAAACAATTAGATTTAATATTGGGATGCCAAACCATTGTAGAGTTTGGAATCGAGATGTGTATCATAAAATCAGAGGACACAATAGAAATATTTCAGTCGCAGATGATTTAGAATTAATTATTAAAACATTTTTAGAAACTAAATTTATTCATCTTAAAAAAATGTTATATGTACAATATAATAATGGAGACTCTACTGTTGACAACAATAGAGTTGATATTAACCGAAGAGCAAGGTTAATTAGAGATTATTATGATACTCAAATAAAGGATAGATTTGAGGAATTAGGAAAAGAAGATTGGATGTGGGATTATGAAAAAAACCATTCAATAAAAGATATCAGTTATAGAGATTATGACAGATATGGTAAAAACGAAGAATTTGTTAATTATATAGTAGAATAGATATGAGAGTTTTATTTACAGTAGGATATCAAAACGAACCAATTAATGACACCATACTAAAACAAAAAGGTATGGGTGGTTCTGAATATTGCGTCATTAACTTAGCTAAAGAGTTTGAAAAGAAAGGTCACGAGGTAATAATTACAGGTGAAGTTTCAAATAGTCAAACAAATAATCTAAAATTTATTGATTATGACAGTATTGATAACAATCAACACTTTGATGTTGTTATTGCATCAAATTACATTCATTACTTTAAAGTTTTAGAAGATAAAAATATAACATTCGATAGTTCTTACTTTTGGATACATAATTTAGAGTTCTATTCATGGTATAATGGTGAGACTCTTCCAAATGATGGAGTAGATTATCTAAACCATCCTAAATTAACAAATATAATCGCAGTATCAGAGTGGCAAAAGGGTCAATTAGTGAAAAAATATAATTTAAACTCTGAAAAGGTTAAAGTTATAGGAAATGCTATAAACCCATCCGACTTTGATTCCATCCAACAAGAAAAATTTAAAGACAAAGTAATTTACACATCTGGACCTGATAGAGGATTGTGGAATCTGTTAAATATTTGGGATGATTTAAAAAACATTAATCCTAATTTAACTTTGTGGGTTGCATCACCACCTTATACTAATGATTGGGACACTTTAGAACGAATAAAAAAAGATTACCCAACTTATGAAAGAGACTTTGATGTACATTATTTAGGTTCACTAAATCCATCTGAGTTATACAAACAAATTAAATCTTCTGAGTGGTGGATTTACCCATCTCAGTATCCTGAAACATATTGTATAACTGCTCTTGAAATGATGATGGGTAGAGTTAAACTTCTATCATCTGATACAGGTAATTTAAAACACTTACTCGATAATAAAAGTACATTAATAAGTTCACATACTCATGAGTCAGGTGAAACTCCATTTGATGATAGTTCCCCTGATAACTACAAATGGGAAAATAAAAATACAGGCCTTATGCGATATACATTTATCGCAGCATTTGCTTTTTCAAGTCAACAAGTAAAAGAACACAAGAAGTTGTTAGATAGTGCTGAACAATTTGCAAGAAAACAAAATTGGAGTGACAGATATGTAGAGTGGTATAATTTGGTGAATGATAAGTTACCAGATGAGGCAAGAGGATTTACTCCGCCAGAAGATTTTGGATTTGAAAAACTTCATCCAGAACTATACACATATTGGGACAACAAAGATGAGTGGACAAAAAAATTCATATCATATTCAGCTCGTACAAAGGAATGGGATTTGATAGTAGACGAACCATTTGATAGTTGTTTTCAATTTCCTTTATTTACTGAAGAATTTTGTAAAATGATTAGAGAAGAAGCCGAACATTCTAATAGATGGACTTTTGACCGACATGAAAATTACCCAACAACTGATATGTTGATAACAGAAATTGGAATGGACGAGATATATAATGATGTATTGAAAGACTATGTTATGCAAGTTGCAGTATATTTATGGGCGTTAGAAGGTAAAGGATGGGATAGTATGAGTTCCGAAAACTTTTTAGCAAAATATATACCAACTGCACAAGGACACTTGGGAATACATCACGATAGGGCAGATATTACTTGTTTAGTACAACTATCAGATTTAGATGAATACGAAGGTGGTGGTACTTGGTTCAGAAGACAAAAGAAGTTAGTAAAAAATCCAATTGGTTACGCAACATTACATCCTGGCAATATAACTCATAAGCATGGAGCGCGTGCAACCACTAAAGGTACTCGTTATATTGTAGTTTCGTTCATGGAAAATAGGGAAAGCTAATTATTTCCATATTTATATACATAGAGGAGAATTAAATGGCAGTAAACATTCCAATATGGCCTGGTTCAGGTTCATTTTCAAGTGGTTCATCAACTCCTTTCGGATTCTTTGATTCTGATACTCAATTTCAGAATGACGCTCCGAAAGTAGCAGAATGGTGTGCGAAGAGATTGGGATACCCAATCGTAGATGTCGAGTTGCAAGATATAAACTTTTTTACTTGTCTTGAAGAAGCAGCTAACGAATACTCTTCACAAGTAAATCAATACAGAGCAAAAGAAAATATGTTGTCAATACAAGGTACTGCTTTAGGTACTGATTTGTCTGATACTGAGATTGCACCAAATCTAAATGGTATGGTTAGTATAGCAAAAGATTATGGTACTGAAGCATTAAGTGGTGGACGAGTAACAGTATATACAGGTTCTTTTGAAATGGTGGCAGGTAAACAAATTTATGATTTATCTGATGCAAATGTGGTGAACTTAGAAAATGGTTCAGTAAATGATGGTATCGTACTTAGACGAGTATTCCATACACAACCACCAGCAATCATAAGATACTTTGACCCATTCATCGGAACAGGATTAGGTTCTCAGCAAATGTTAGAAACTTTTGGATGGGGTAATTACTCGCCAGGTGTTTCATTCATGATGCAACCAATGTTTGATGACTTATTAAGATTACAAGCAATTGAATTTAATGATTATATTAGAAAATCATCATATGGATTCCATATAGATGGACAACGAATTAGATTATATCCATTCCCTCAAGGAAAAGATACAGGTGCAAAAGTATATTTCGATTATACATTAGAAAGTGAAAGTAAATCACCAATTGCAAATTCAAATGTTGTAAGTGATTTATCAAACGCACCATTTGGAAGATTAACATATACTAATATCAATAGTGCAGGTAAACAATGGATTGCACGATACGCATTGGCATTAGCAAAAGAAATGTTAGGTGCTATCAGAGCTAAATTTAGTTCTATTCCTATACCAGGTGCAGATGTAACACTTGATGGGTCTGATTTAAGAAATGAAGCTTCGGCTGAAAAAGAAACTTTGTTAACTGACTTGAAAGAAATGTTAGAATCAACTTCTCGTAGAGCATTAATGGAAGCAAAAAAAGAAGAGTCTGAATACTTAGAGGAAACTTTAAACAGAGTACCAAGACCAATTTTTATAGGGTAATTTATGGCATTGTTCGGTGGACAAAGAGATATGAGTTTGTTTAATAAATTGAACAAAGAACTCATTAATGATATAATTGATACAGAAGTGTATTACTATATGGTTGCGATTACTGAAACCAAATCTAATTTATATGGTGAGGGTGACAATAAAGTATTTCACAATCCAATAAAAATACCATGTTTAGTAGAAAGAAATCAAGCAGCACAAATATCTGATGAGTTTGGACAATCATATTCTCGTGAAGTTCAGTTTAAGTTTTTAAGAGATACATTAAAAGAAAAAGATTTAGTACCTGCAGTTGGTGATATTGTACAATGGAATAATGAATATCATCTAATAGACGCATCATACTCATATCAATACTTTGCAGGAAAGAATCCTCAGTATTGGGATGGTGGTGATGCTCAAGGTTTAAATGTATCTATTATATGTGATAGTCATGTTACAAGACAAACAAGTATTAAATTAGTAGAAACAAGATTCGGTAATTCAAACCAAAATGATAACGAAGTACCAATGGGACTATAAACGATGGCAACTAAATACAGAAATACAGACAACTCGAAACCTCAGATTATACAAACACAATCTTCTACATCACCTGACCCTATATTAAATAAAGCAAAGCAGTATAGAAGGGATAAGGATAATGTAAAAAATGTAAGTGTTGGTATTTACGATATCGATTCTGCATTTAAAAACTTTTTAGAAAAGGATGTAAGACCAACTGTTGAGGATGATGGAAGATTTTATCCTGTTCCTGTAATGTATGCATCACCTGAAAAGTGGGCAAGTGCACAACGAGATGGGTTTATGAGAGACGAAAACGGAATGATGTTAACTCCCGTTATTGTTTTTAAAAGAGATAATCTATCAGTAAACACCGATTTAGCAAAATTAAAAGTTGCACAAAACGAAGATACACATCAGTTCTTTGAAAGAAAGTACAATAAACTTAATAAGTACGACCAATTTGCAATACTGACAGGAGAAAATCCAAAGAAAGAATTTATGTCAGTTGAAAGACCTGATTATGTTGATTTACAATATGAAGTGATAGTTTGGTGTGACTATATGGAACAAGTTAACAAAGTTGTAGAGCAAATTGTATTTTTCCAAGGTCGTTCTTTTGGTGAAAGATATAAGTTTGTAATAAAAGGTGATTCTTACTCATTTGAAACAATGTCCGAGATGGGTCAAGATAGAATTACTAAAGCAACAATATCTTTAGTAACTAAGGCTTATATCGTTCCAGAATATGTCGGACTAAACAACAATACTAAACGAACAGTATCGATTGGAAAAGTTTCATTTTCAGAAGACCCAAGTCTTTCTGGCATTAAAATCTCTAAAAAGAGTGGTAATGAATAATTTTTCCATATTTATAAGTGTAGTAAATAAAATTAATATGTTATGGCAGAAAAAGAAATAAAAAGTTTTTCGGAAGAAGAAGTTAAAAAAATTACGGAAATTCAAAGTAAAACTCTATCAATTACATCAAGGTTAGGTGAGATTGAAATTGGTATTCAAAACATGGAAGCCCAATTCAATGAAATGAAACTTGAAAAGAACACTTTGATGGAATCTTACAGAGAATTATCCAACGAGGAAAGAGAATTAAGTGTGGAGTTGAGAGCTAAATATGGTGAGGGAACTTACGATGTGGCTACAAATACTTTCACACCTAACAAATAAGTATTCGTTTTGGAAATTTTTGGAGTATTTATATAAAGGTAAACCCAAAGATTTAATTTAGGAGAAAATAATGGCAGAAAGAATTGTTAGTCCAGGTGTATTCACAAGAGAAAAAGACCTCTCATTCTTACCACAAGGTATAGGAGAGATAGGTGCGGCACTTATAGGACAAAGTATAAAGGGGCCTGCATTCGTACCAACACAGGTAGAGTCCTTTCAAGAATTTCAACAAGTATTTGGTGGTTTGACAGAAGATTCATACCTACCTTATACTGCACAATCATATTTAGAAGACGCAGGAACTGCGACTATCGTAAGAGTATTAGGACAGAGTGGTTATACTGTTGAACCTTTAGTATTAAAGATTAGTGGTTCAGTAGCAGCAGTAATTCACCCTACTACAAAAGTACCTTTCGGTGGTGTTGCAAACTCAACAGGTTCATTTGATAGGTCACTTGTAACAAACTTGAGTGGTTCAGCAGCTTCACCAACACCAGATGTTTCGGCATCTAACTTCGCACTTTATATGAGTGCATCGGGTGCAGTAACAGGTTTATCAGAGTCAGCAGTACTTGCAATAGCAACCGCATCATTAGACCCAAGCGCAGTAAACTACATTGGAAAAACACTTGGTTCATCTCCTAAAAATGGTTCGGAATTTGGTTACCTATATATGAACTTCAATTCATTCCAATCGTCATCTTTCGCAGCTGACCCTAATTGTAATGTAGAAGTTGATACATTTAGAAAAACTGACTATACAAAAGCATACCAAGAAGCTTCAACACCTTTCATCATATCACAAGATGTATCAGGTACAAGTAAAAACTTATTTAGATTCCACACATTGTCACATGGTACTTCGACAAACTACGAATTTAAAATTGGTATTAGAGATATTAAACCAGCAAATGAAGTTCCTGGTTCTGAGTACGGAACATTTAGTGTTATCCTACGAAGAGTAGATACTTCTAAAATTGCTAATTCTATATTTGGTCAAACTGTTCAAGATAGTGATGTTAGACCAAGTATTATAGAAGAATTTAGTGGACTTAACTTAGACCCTAATTCACCTAACTACATTAAAAGAGTTATTGGTGACAAGTATATTACTGTTGATAACAATGGTAAAGTTACTTCAAATGGGGATTATCCAAACGCATCTGTAAACATTAGAGTAGAAGTAAATAGTGATATGGATGGTGGAGCACTTGATGCAAGTCTTGTTCCTTTCGGATTCGCAGCAGTTAAGTCACCTATACATAGTGGACATAATTTACCAAGTCCTACATATGTAACAGACCAGTCAATTGCAAATGAATTTAACAAAAGAGCATTCTTAGGTTATTCATTCGACTTTACAAATACAGATAACTTAAACTACTTAAACCCAATTCCAGACTCAAGTTCTGAAACTGTTGGAACTAAGTTCTTATTAAGTCAATGTACTTCTAATGGAGCAGCAATTGCACTAAACGATGGTCTTATAGACAATAAAAAATTCTTAGTACCATTCCAAGGTGGGTTCGATGGATTCGCACCAAACAGAACAGTACTAACAGGAACAAACATTGTTGCAGGTAATATGCAAGGATTGGATTTATCATCAGCAACCGCAGGTGGTACAATCGCAATGAGAAAAGCTATTAGCGCAATGTCAAATCCTGATGAATATGATATGAACCTATTAGTATTACCAGGTGTAATCAATAGACTACACTCTTCAGTAACTACTTTTGCAAAAGATATGTGTGAAGACAGACAAGATGCATTCTTCGTAATGGACGCAGGTTCTTACACAGATTCAATCTCAACAGTAGTTAACTCACTAAGTTCATTCGATTCAAACTATGTCGGAACTTATCACCCATGGTGTAAGATTCTTGATACAGACAAAAATAAACCAGTCTGGGTACCACCAAGTGTTGTATTACCAGGTGTTATCGCATTTAATGACGCAGTTGCTGAACCATGGTTCGCACCCGCAGGTTTAAATAGAGGTGGTTTATCAAATGTAATCGAAGTTAAGTCAAGATTGACTCATGACGAGAGAGATACATTATACGAAAATAGAATTAACCCAATCGCTACATTCCCTGGACAAGGTGCTACGGTATTTGGTCAGAAGACACTTCAAGCTAGACCTTCAGCTCTTGACAGAATTAATGTAAGAAGATTACTAATCGCATTGAAGAAGTTCATCGCATCATCTTCAAGGTATTTATTGTTCGAAAATAATACGGCAGCAACAAGAAACAGATTCCTAAGTATAGTTAACCCTTACTTAGAATCAGTACAACAAAGACAAGGTCTTTACGCATTCCGAGTTATTATGGACGAATCAAACAATACACCCGATATTATAGATAGAAACATCTTAAAAGGAGAAATCTTTATTCAACCAGCGAAAACTGCAGAGTTTATAGTACTTGATTTCAATGTACTTCCAACTGGCGCAGCGTTCCCTGAATAAAAAATAAAATAAAGACTATTTATTAGAAAGAGAAAACGGAGAATTAAATGGCACAATTATTAGACCCAAATGAAATAATGTTCACCAACTTTGAACCTAAAATGTCAAATAGGTTCATCATGTACATCGAAGGAATTCCTGCATACTTGGTGAAAACGGCAGCCAGACCAGAAATAAACAATGGTAAAGTTACCATCGACCATATCAATGTTAGAAGATATGTAAAAGGTCGTTCTGAGTGGCAAGATTTAGCAATCACTTTATACGACCCAGTCGTACCTTCCGCTGCACAAGCAGTAATGGAGTGGGTAAGACTACATCATGAATCTGTAACAGGTAGAGATGGATACTCTGATTTCTATAAGAAAGATATCACATTTAACAGTTTGGGTCCTGTTGGTGATAAAGTAGAAGAGTGGACACTTAAAGGTGCATACATTCAATCAGCTAATTTCTCAGACATGGATTATGCAGGAGAAGATTTAG